CTACCAAATTTTTTTGTTAATTCATCTAATTTTTTTGCATGTTGTAAACTTGCAAAATCATTCAATTTTAAATATTCAAGAACTTCTAGATCTTCATTAGTATATTTAATAACTGATCTTTGTTTGCCAGGTTTGATGTTATATTGTGAAAAATCATTATAATTTAATAAGTCATTCAACCATGAAAAGATTGGAAGACCATCACACCAAACTTTATTAGATAAATATAGTTGTGTACAATAAGCTTTCTGTAATTCTGGTTTAAGGTTTTTAATCTTATCTGACCAGGGCATTAAATTGACAAATCGGTGTAATTGGCGAACAATCAAATACCTATTACAAAATTTACAATAATAAGTATTTGTGCTGCATAAATCAATGTCACCATAACTAAAACTAATTCGTAAGTATTTTAAGATCATACCTACACCATACATGTATAACGCAGATAAATCATGACTGCCAATTGAGTTGTTAGAAAAAATACCATAGGCAGCTTTAACCAACACACGGTAATCAATTACATCAGGTAAATTAGCTAAACTATCATCGCCTTTACATAATAGTGAATAGTCATTCTTAAGCAATCCTAACTTACCCTCATAAATATAGCGCCATACTATAATGTTAATAAGTGTGTTTTTAAATGTAGTGGAATTTTCACCAGAAAACACTTTATAATATACATCAGCAAAACCAATATTGATTAAACCTTCTTTAGTAAAAGTTTTGCCAAAAATACGAGTATAATCAACGTCAACGGTGTGTCGACGCCAAACATCATAATTAACATGTGTAATAAAACGACTTAAAAAATCATATATAATATTAACAATAGAATTAAGTTCGCGTAATATAGTTAGATCCATGCCTGAAAAATCAGCTTGAATACACATAAAAAATTTTTTAATATAATTACTCTGGTATATATTCGATAAATCTTCCCATGACTTACCACCACAGTATCCAAAAAAATTCTTAAAAACATTCTCTAGGGCATACATTATTGGTCCTGTAACAAATTTGTGATTGTCATTCATATTAGAAATCGCGCGCGTTTTATTAACATCATCTTTAGATAAGCGAAGTTGTTTTTCATCTTTACAAAACATATTTGCACAGCGATACGTTAT